AAGCTGTCTGGCGCAGGGATTACGTCTACTGGAGCTTTGGCGGTGGATGGCATCTCCACCCTGACTGGGGCAGTCACTATGGGTGCTGCGGCTACGGTGGCTACCACTCTGGGAGTGACGGGAGTGGCAACTTTATCGGACGCTACGGACTCCAGCTCCTCGACCACTGGTGGCACTATCATTTCGGGCGGATGCGGCATTGCGAAGAAGCTCTTCATCGGGACTACCCTCGACGTTACTGGCGCGAGTGCATTGGACGGGGCGGTTACGATGGGGGCGGCAGCTACCGTTGCCACAACGCTCGGCGTAACAGGAGTCCTCACGGCTTCAGGAGGAGTCACAGGAGATGTCACAGGAGATGTCACAGGCGATGTTAAGGCTGATGACGCTGCTGCCATTATTACCAGCGGGGCGGATTTAGCTAACTCCTCAATTGGCGATGGCGTGACAGCCACTACGCAGACCGCAGGAGACGATTCAACAAAGATTGCCACGACAGCTTATGTGGATGCCCTTACCTCTGTTCCCACTGGGGCTATTACGCAGTATGCAGTGGCAGCAGCTCCCACTGGATGGTTGCTGTGCGATGGTGCTGAATATGACGAGACAGGAACACACGCTGCCCTCTTTGCTATAATTGGTTCAACCTACAACACGGGGGGTGAGACTGCGGATTACTTTCGTGTCCCTGACTTGAGGGGCAGGACTCCGGTTGGCGTTGGGACGGGCAGTTATTACGAAACTGGAACCGCCGCCCAGACTGGCACTACGGTCACTGGCTCTGGAACCGCATGGACGGCAGAGATGGTGGGGCTAATTCTGGTTTATGCAGACGACACAAATGTTGGGGCAATAACTGCCGTCAATAGCGCAACAGAACTGGTGGTGACAACAACAAGCGAAGTTGACCCCGCGCAAGCCTACACTATCAGGCTTACCGCACGCACCGTAGCAGACACGGGCGGTGCGGAGACGCATACCTTAGTCACGGCTGAGATTCCGGCTCACTCGCACACCTATAACGAGTCTACCGTTGCTGGAACAGGACACTTTGGGTCGTATGGATTCGTTAACGATGCGAGTGCAAGCACAGGAGAAACTGGCGGAGACGGCGATCACGAGAATATGTCTCCATTTCTCGTGGTCAACTACATCATAAAGACATGACACTGACTGAATTAGCTGATTTTGTTACCACGAAACTATCAGACACCTCCTCGGACTCGGTGGCGGTGTGCAAGGATTTCGTAAACCGCCGTTACCAGATGATCTGGGACAGCGGACTCTGGACAGAGACGATGGGCGTAGCGAGTGAGGACGTAGCGGCGGGGGACACGGAGGTTTCCCTGTCAACCGCCCCGACCATCACCTTTTACCAATCCTCATCCGCCCCGACTACCTTCATAGATTTCCCTGTTGCCTTGAAGTTCACAAAGGACGGCAAGGAGGATGGGACTATGATGCTTAACGATAGCTGGATGACGTTCTTCCAGATAGACCCGAATGCGTGGGAGAACTTCTCCACCCGAAGGTCTACCCCGACAAACTTTATTAACCTGCCGAAGGACGCGAGCGGGTTCTGCCGGATCAAGCCTGTGCCTGTGCCGAAAGATGACGGAAGCGTATTCGTGCTGGGCAAGCTACAATGGGTTGCGCTGGAAGACTCCGACACGCCAGCCTTGAACGGGATAGACAATGCCCTGCTGGCATTTGTGGAGGGCGATATGCTGGAGAGATCGCGGCAGTATGGCAAGGCGCAGATCAAGTTTACTGAGGCTGCATCGCACATTCAGATCATGCGCGACATGGAGAAGGGCCAGCGGCAGTCGATTAGCAGGATTATACCGTACACGTATGACCTGTATAACTTTAGGGAAACAATGGCGGACTTCGGGCCTAAGAGCTAATGCCACAATTTGACAACAACCTAACTGACGACCCCATCGCACTGGATGGTGATGTCAGCTTTTCGGGTGGTCAGGCGAGCAACATCCGCAAGAACGTCATAGCGGAAGGCGCGTTTGATGTTGGCCAGAACGTGGACTTTGACACGTTCGGCAATGCGACCACCAGAAGAGGAGTAGCTCAGTTGTTGGGTGACTCTGTGGATGAAATCTGGGGGACGACATTCACAGCCGAGTGGCAAGACATAACCGAGGAATGGAGCGCAACCCTTGTTGGCTCTGTTCTCAAGATTGCCTACTATGATGTCCCGGCGGACGAGCAGATCATTCTGGCTAACCACAACACGGATGATGATTCCCGAAAGATATTGGTTGTGGGGGAGACTGGCGCGATTGCTGACACGGACGGAACCTTTTCTGCCGATGCCGTAGACGTTTATTTCGCGCAACTGTCTGACCGGATGTACTTCTGTGATGGGGAGGGAGCCTTGCAGTATGTAACAAGCGCATCGTCCTCTACGATAACGGCTGGCAAGGTGACAAGCATTGAGATCACTGACGAGGGGCTGGGCTATGAGGCTGCTCCTGCGATTGCGTTTAGCAGTGGGTTGGCGGCGGCAACAGCAAGGCTGGGGTATGGCGGCAGGGTGATTGATGTTGTGGTGGACACCCCCAGCAGCGGGTACAGCCTGACTGCTCCACCTACGATCACATTCGCAACAGGGACAGCCGATCCTGTGGCAACCGGAATAGCCCATCTATCTCAGATTCCTTCACAGCCGAAACTTTTAGTAAGCCACACCAACAGGCTTTTCTGTGCCACAAACGACACTACATCTGACCCTATCCCGCCACCGGACACCTTGTATGTGTCGGACGTTCTCGATGGAGAGTCATGGGACTTGCTGGGGAACAGCATCAGGGTAGGCTCAGGTGATGGCGACCCGATCACTGCGTTGCTGCCGTGGTTCGGGTTCAAGCTGCTGGTTTTCAAGGAGCGTAGTGTGTGGAGTGTGGACGCCAACCCAGCTCAGGCTGTGGCTGATTGGGAGATTAAGCTAATCAACAACCGTACAGGCTGCATAGCTCACCAGACAGCGCAGCAGGTTGGGCCGGATGTATTGTTTCTTTCCCGTAACGGAGTGATAAGCCTCTCGACCATTGAGGCGGGAGCGCAGACGGACATTTCCTCGCCTATCTCAGCCCCGATCAACGATTACATAGAGCGAATCAACAAGACGCACATAGGCAAGGCTTGTGCGGTGTATTATCGGAATCGTTATATGCTTTCAGTCCCTCTGGACTCATCCACTACACCTGACACCACGCTGGTCTTCAACGCGGAGCAGAGATCGTGGAGCGGCTTCTGGGTAGGATGGGAGCCTCGCAGCTTTGCGGTGACAGCTTTCAGCGGCAAGATACGGATGCAGTTCGGAGATAACTGCGGGAAACTTTATACATGGCTGGACTATGTTGACGAGAACGTGGCAACGGAATCGGAGTATAAAGATCAGACGACAAATTATGAGACGAAACTCTTGAGTCGCGCTTACAATTACAAGGAGATTTATGCTGATAAGTTGGGCTATCAGGTTGAGTTTGATGTGGACAACAGGTTCGGCAACGACCAACTGGTGAGCTTCTTCTATGTAAATCAAATGGAAGGATTGGCTAATCATATCCTGCTTGAAAGTGGTGATGCACTGCTTGCCGAGGATGGAAAGTTTTTGCAAACCGAGGTTGTCGGCACTCTGGAGCGGGATGTGGCTATCCCCCCGCGTAACACTCACTTTACTAAGGCGTACAATATGCTCAGTCGGGGTAAATTTAAGGAAGTGCAGTACATGGCAGTAACAAGTTCCGGCAAACTTTCACTGCACGCAATCAAGTCGAGTGCATTCCCCGATACAATCAACCCGCAACGATGAGAACCTTTCCACAGACAACATACGAGATGGCTGACCTGATAGAGGGTAAGCTGGACTATTGTAGAGAGTGGAGTCGGGAACGATTGCTGGAGTGGGTTCAGTGGTTCGTCAATAAGAAGCGATACTATGCCGTGGAAGACAATGGAGAGCTTGTCGGGTTAGCCTTTGTTAGGTTTGTGGACACCGAGGAAGACTGCCATGAGCATTACCGTGATACTGGTGGCCCGATATGCTATGTTGAGATGACAGTATGCAATCACCCCGATGCCTTGAAGTCGATGTACACCATAATGTGGAGGAGCATTGGAAAGAATGCGAAAAAGATGGCGTGGGTGCGTCATAAGTATGGGGAAAGAGTTACAGTAGTTGACATGGACACGGCTAAACGACGATTGATGAGGAACTAGTTATGGGAAAACCTAAGCAACCACCAGCACCTAATTATGGCGAAGCAGCAGAGTCGGGAGTGTACGCAGACGTTGGCACGATGGGGACACGTCGCGCCATTGAGTCGGCGTATCGACTGGGCCAACCTGTAACCTACACCGACCCGCGAACTGGCGAGGAAGTAACGCAGGACTTTACTGGGCTGGGAGACATAGATATAACGAAGGCTGAGACGCAAGCATTGCTCGACATGGTTCCCGGTATCACCGAGGCCCAGCTTAACAATCTGCTTGAGTACGCTCCACAGTTCATAGATGCCCAGAGACAGCAGATGGAGCAGCTTGATCCAGAAGGATTCAAGTTACGCGAGGAATTTGCAGGTAGATTGAGGCGCGGAGAGGGGACAGCGGAGGAATTGGCACTGGGAATAGATACCCCTGAGTATGAGGAGCTGGGCGGCATACCGGAGCTGGGTGATGCGGAGATGACTTCTGCTGGACGGCAGGAATTGGAGACGCAACTTGCCGATCAACTGATGAGAGGCGAACAGTTGACATCACAACAGCAGAGAATGCTGGAGCAGGGCGTTCGTGGGGCATCAGCGGCTCGCGGACAGGCCTTAGGGGCAGGCTCAGGGTTGCGTGAGGCTATTGCAAAGCTGGAAGGCGGAATGCAGTTGGGCCAGCAGAGGAGGGGCGAATATCTCGGCTTCCTCGGCAGCGGCCAGTCGCAGAGCGATATGGCGAACAGATTAGCCCAGCAGAACTTTGCGAATACGATGCAGAGAGTGCAGCAGATCAATCAGGCACGAGGTCAAGGGTTTGCGGCACAGCAACAGGCTCTTGGAACCCAGATGGCAGGTCGCCAGCAGGATGTGGGTAACATTCAGTCGCTACTGGGGCTGCAACCTGTGGCTGCACAGGCAGGATTGATGGCTGGACTCCAGCAGGGAGCCTCACCGTTCCAGATGCAGCAGATGCAGAGGGGTATCGGGCTTGATCCGAATGCTGCTGCCCTTGGAACCGGGTTTGCTCAGAACATATTCGGGACTACGGCAGAGATAGCTGCTCGACCAAGCGGATTGGGTCAGGCTTTCGGGGCCATAGCTGGCGGATTCTCTGGTGGATTGGGTCAAGCTGCGGGGGCTAAATGGTTCAAGTAAAAGGATTAAATTATGGCTGATTTTTGGGGAGGATTTGGAAAAGGCTTCGCGCCGTCGTTTGAGAAGGCTTGGGAGAGCGGGGCAAAGAGGCGCGAGAAGAAGGGCGAGGTAGAACGCTTGGCTAAGGCTGCTAGGACTAAGAGTGCCGCAGCCGCCATCAAGGCAGTCACGGCAATCAAGCAGCTTGGAGGCGATCCTAAGACCCTCCTCCCCTTTGGGACTGACCTCAAGGAAGGCGAGCTAATGTCTGACTGGGTTAAAGATGCCCCAAACGCTGACCTGCTTTCGGCAGCCGCCAAGGCAACCCCAATAGTTGAAAAACTTAAATATGATAGGACTCGCAGGGAAACCGCCAACGCGGCACAGGATGTTACTCGCGGTCAGGCGTGGACTGATGCGTTTGGATTATTGACGATTCCAGAAGAGCATAAGAAAGATTATCCCAAGGGAAGCCTCCGGCATGATCGCGTAGTTTCTGCAAGTGGGGACTATACGCTGGAACTGTCCAAGCCGTCCGCCCTCGCCTTGAGGGGGAACGCTGGCCCCGCTAATGCAATGCTTCAGCAAATAGGAGAACTTACTTATGGTGCGCCGATGCCTTCCGTCGCAGAGATGACGCCAAAATCTCAGGCTTACTATACGTCGGAGAGAGGGATGAAGGAACTGGAGGGGACGGTTTCAAAGATTCAGGAGTATCACTATTACTTTAAGAAGCCCCCAAGTTCTGATGTTTCCAATTTTAAGGTTCGTGATGACCTGACAAAAAAGATTAAGAAAAATCAGGAAAACCTAAAGAAGGATTTGTTATTACCTGTTGGCGCGGAGAAAAAGCTGACCGATAAAGAGAGGGAAGATGTCCAAATGGCGACTCGGGAGCTTAGGAAGGAGCTTGCCGCAGTCACGGCTAAAACTCAATTTAACATCATAAATCTTACAGCAGAGATTGAAGACTTCAAGAAGGCCAAGGAGGCTGACGAGGATATGGATGAGTGGGTGTGGAAAGCCGAGCAAGGGAAGGCACTCACCCGTGTAGCAGACTTTCGGAACCTGATACAACCAGTCGTGTTCGATAATGGGAAAGGTGAACACCAGATAATAGTCGGGGAAGGCGATAACGAGGGGAACCTTTACGACAAGACTTACTTCGAGAAGGTTCCGCTTCCCGGCTCCAAGGATCAGTTTTTCTTGGACGTTAAGCCCGAATTTCGGCAGTGGCTATCGACCTATACAGAGACTATTCCACAGTTTTTTGGGCTGGGGGAGGATCGCAAGGAGTACCACACCATGAATCCCACCGGGATTAAGAGGTCGATGATCTACTACCCGCCCCCGAAGGAGATTACAAAGCCCACACTCCCAGATGGTGGGTTAGCGGGGCCGGGAAAGCTACCGGGATCATTTGGGCCGAGGGACTTGAAAACTTTCTGGAACGAGAGGCCGGAGATGCTGGGCATGGGCAAGATGGAACGGGAAAAGAGCAGAGCTTTATACAGGGTTGGGCCGGATGGAAACATAGAAGCTCTCGCAGACCCGAAAGTTTTCAAGCCGGGAGGAGACCTGAAGAAAGTCCCGAGACGCGGAGAACCAAGAGTAGAAGTTGATGAAGCTGCCAATCTTTGGGAGAACGCCAAGAAGGATGCAGGGGCTGCTACTGACCTAGCGGAATTCTTCAGACAGGCGACTGCTGAAGAAAAGGCTGCAATGTCAGCGGTTCGCGGGATGGAGGAGCGACAAATAGCTATCTTACGCAGGATCATTGAAAGACTCAAGGGTTTGGAGAAATAAGGGAATCATGGCTGACAAACCCCTGACAATTTTTGACAGGCTCCTAGACGAAGAGAAGCAGGAGGAGAAACCGGAGACTATTTTTGACAGGCTTCTCAGGGAGGAAGAGGAGCAAGAGAAGGAGGAGCGTTACCGTGAAGCTGAACTTACCTCCCAGACATTACCCCCACTCGATCTACCCACCGAAGAGAAGAGGGAGAGCTGGGCGGATATAGAGAGGGAACAGGCGGCGAAGGCTAGGGAGGCTTTCGGGCTAGTGGGGTCAGAGAGCCGGGAGGAG